ACCACAAAAACCAGATGATTTTGAATGGATTGACTACATAAAATATTACATCACAAAACATCCAGAGCCATACAGAAGTCTTGTTGCGAATCGTGTCAAAGATTTTATTAAATGGCACAAATCAAAAACACAAGACCCAATTTTAGAATCTCCACATTATCACACTGGAATGTCATGGAACTTTCTTTTGAGGATAGCAATGCGAGGAGATTTCAAAGAAAGAAAAGTACCGTCATTTAGTAATGACCCAAAGGTTATTGAATCAATGAAAAAAAAGTATGAGGAAGAACGTTATGAAAAAAGGTAAAACAAACCAACCAATAAACTCCGTCAAATGGGTTAAAAGGTCTCTGCTGAAAGCAAATGACTACAACCCTAACAAAGTATCGCCAATTGAATTGGAACTACTTAAAACGTCAATCAAGCTATGTGGCTGGACACAACCAATAGTGTGTAGAAGTAACTATGAAATAGTTGATGGTTTTCATAGATGGACGGTGTCTGGAGAAAAAGAAATTTCAGAAATAACTGATGGGCTTGTTCCAGTTGTAATGATGTCAGATGAAATAAATCAAGCACAACAAGTAGCGGCAACAATAGTTCATAATCGTGCAAGGGGAAATCACATGATTATTCCAATGACCGATATTGTTAGAAATTTAAAAGAAGAACACAAATGGTCTGATAAAGAATTACAAGAATTCTTAGGAATGGAGCAAGAAGAAATAGATAGACTTTATGATTACCGTCCTATGACCGAAAAAGGTTCTGATTCTGAATTCAGCAAAGGTTGGGTTCCAGATGATGGCAAACGTGCTTTTGATGAATAAGAAGCGAGTAGGCTATGAAAGATAATTCAACTTGGTAGGGAAACACCTACCCACTTCTTAACTAATTCCACATACTTGGTGGTGGTGGTTCATCATCATCAAATAAAGTCCAATAGATTAACCAAACACCAGCAACTATTAAAAGGATAGTATCTACCATAATTTCTTATATCCAAGTCGCATAACCCAGTTGAAAAGTTTTACATCAAACACACTGAATTCACTTAATGCAACATCCTTTGTTCCAAACTTTACAATAACATAAAGTTGAAAAAGTGCATCAAAAACTTTGTATAAGAATTTTCTTACTATCCTTTCCATTTTTATCTTTTCCTTTTATGACCCCATTGTCTTTCAAATATTCTTTCCTTTTCTTCTTGAGAATATTTTTCAACACCGAAGTTACTATCAAGTTCTGCTTCTGCATCACTCAACACTGACCAATGATAAAAGTTTGTTTCGTGACTTTGTGTATTATCATAAACAAATCTTTTACCAAGAATATAATTATCATCATACGCTATCATTATCTTTCTCCCATAGTTGATACTTTATAATCTTTGAATAACACACCGTGTTCTTTTGAACCTCTAAAGTGTGCCTTCACCCAAGTTATTTTACCATTAGATAATCGTCTTGGATGCTTTCTTACACTATGAAATCTTGTGCTACCAGACCTACCAGTTGCATTTGATTCGCTAGTGTATTCATTGTCATACATTGATATGACCAACTCTTTGTGTTCAAATTGTGGCTTCTCTCTGTATGCACTGTTCTTGAAGTTTCTCATTCCAATATCGTGCCATATCGGTTTTCTTCCATTGACATTTTTTGGTTTTGCGATTTGTGGATATTTCAAATAAATCATAAACAGTGTCCAATACATATCAATATACTGAGCCCAAGTATTCAATGATTCATTTGCATACTGGTTGTTAGAATCTGTTGATAAATCCAACATATCTTTCCACTTGGAATCTTCAACCCAATACGTATATCCATGTGCCCCAATACCATCCATATTTTTTACCAATGAACTGATGTTATCTTTTTGGAATTGTAAAGTGTAAATATTTCCATCAAGCAGAATTTTTTTAATTTCTTTGTCATATATGTTCAACACAAAAGAAATCTTCTTTCCATCTATAACCTCTTTTTCTGTATCAATGTAAACTTGATTTTTGCGATTGGGGTCTATCTCCTCTAAATCCAAGGCAAATATTTGAATCACTAATTCATCTGTTTCAAGTTGTAGGAATGTTTCTGGATATGGACAATAGAAATCCAAATCGTGAAGCACTGCAATAATCTCTTTGTTGTTAAGCATTTTGTTACCACGTGCATCAATGTAAAACTTTTGTGCTTGGGTAATACTTTTGGAAAGAGATTTGAGATACCCTCGCATGAATACAGGAGAGACGAGGGGATTGTCTCTCTCTGCATCATACATAGGATTTTCCATTGCTTTTCTTACCTTATCAAATAAATGATTCGGTAACGTAACTTGTTCTTCCCATTCTCTAGCAAACTTTGGTTCAACGTCTGGATTACCGAATGAATCTACATCTACAAGTTGATATAGATTAACCAATTTTTGTAAAGCTATATTATGCATGATTGTCCTTATTGTTGAGCCATTCTTCGTGCCATTCAACCCAACTATCATATTGAGTAGTTCTTTCAATCAAGATATCCAAGTTGGCTTTCACTTTATTGGGTAGTGTAAGTTTGGCATCTCTGAATTCTTGTGTACCAAACTCAACAACTTCATAGTTTGTATCGCCACAAGATTTACAACCAACACCGAACTCAAAACCTTTGAGACAAGCCCCACAACATGAGGTGCATTCTTCATACACCTCACCGTTCTTATATTCTATTCTGAATACTTGCATAATTACTCACCCCCCAACATACCGTGCATATCAGAGTTGTAATCTTCAAAAGCAGTAACGATATCGCAAACAGTTTCGTTAGCAACGTCTCTTGGTTGGGTATTCATCAACTCAAGAATTTCATCAAGGTCATAACCTCTAGTATCAGCAACTAGCTTTCTAACTTTGATGTTGTTTTCTTTCCAAGAATCACCAAACAATCTATTCATAGCAACCAGAGTATCTTTCTCTGAACTATCAACATCATTCATAAAATCTTCAAAGGTAACAACCATTGAAGCAAAAGTAAGATGGTCAATAACTACCTTACTGGTATCACGTTTCAAATTAAATTTTTCAACTTTCATAGTTACAATAATAAACATAGATGAGAATAATGCAACCCTTTTTGTACTATTTTCTTGTTTTTTCGTTATCAATCTCCTAAGATGCTGATAATAAGTGAGAAAAAGTGAACAAAAAAAAGGAATATAACAAGCTCTCAAAAGAACTTTTAGAGACAATTCGTAACAAATTTGTACAAGGAATTGATGACGGTACAGGTGAAAGAAAGTACCAAACATTAGATAGTCTTGCTGTTGAATTCAACGTTGCTAAAAGTAGCTTGTACAGGCATGGACAAAAAGAGAATTGGAAAACACAACAAGAAAGATTCCATACAGAATATTTAGAAAAACTTGATGCTGAACGTCAAAAAGAATTGGTCAAAGAAAGTAAAGTTTTTGATAGCAATGCTTTGAGAGTTGCAAAATTTCTTCTCAATGAGGTAGGAGTTTTTCTTTCACAAAATACACAAATCAGAATACAAGACCCAAATGACAAAAGAATATTGAACCCACAATCACTATCACAATTGGCAACAGCTTCAATATCAGCACAAAAACTAGGCAAACTTGCTCTTGGCGAGAGTACGGAGAATATGAAACTAAATGCAGAAATCAGCGACACAGATGCCTTCCGAGAAGCTATGGAATTGCTTGACACGGTTGCAGAGCAACGCAGACAAGCAGACGATAGCCCTGTACACTAAGTGGTTAAAGGAAGCTAGAGATAAACAAATATCTCCAACTATTCCATACAGCATATGGTTGATACTTGCTGGTAGAGGTTGGGGAAAAACAAGAACAGGCGCACAAGATATAGCTCTGTTTGCCCTCAGGAATCCCAACACTGTTTCGGCAGTCGTAGCCCCAACGTTTGGAGATTTGCGTAGAGTTTGTTTCGGTGGTCAATCTGGTTTGTTATCAATCTTACCCAAAGAATCTTACGCAACAGAATATGGAAATCATGGGTATGCTTCCTCAATTGCAGAGATAAGATTGCACAATGGCTCAAAGATTGTAGGATATGCCGCAGTTAATCCAGAGAGATTACGTGGACCACAATTTCATAGAGCTTGGTGTGATGAACTTGCTGCATGGAGATATCCAGAAGCATTTGACCAATTAATGTTTGGATTGCGTCTAGGCGATAATCCCCAGTGCATAATTACAACTACACCAAAACCATTACCGATTATAAAGAATCTATTAGACCGTAAGGACGTTGTTGTGACACGTGGTTCTACCTTTGAAAACAAAGATAATTTATCTCAATCAGCTTTGAATCTTATGAAAGAAAGATATGAAGGAACAACGCTAGGCAGACAAGAACTTTATGCTGAAGTTGTAGATGATGTAGACGGAGCTTTGTGGACACCGAAACTTATTGAAGAAACAAGATTGCCAAAAGATACAGATAAAGAATTACAACAAATCATAGTGGCAATAGACCCAGCAGTTACATCTAATGCAAGTTCTGATGAAACTGGAATATTAGTAGTAGGCAAAGACACTTTAGGAATGTATTATGTATTAGAAGATTTATCAGGTAGGCATAGTTCCGATAAATGGGCTAGACTATCTGTAAATGCTTTTTACGATTGGGAAGCTGACCGTATTGTAGCAGAGGTTAATAATGGTGGTGATTTAGTGGAAAGACTAATAAGAGGTATTGATTCAAATATTCCTTATCGGTCTGTAAGAGCTACCAGAGGAAAACTTGTAAGAGCAGAGCCAATATCGGCTCTCTATGAACAAAGAAAAGTACATCATGTTGGATATTTTTCTGAACTAGAAACGCAAATGTGTACTTATACAGGACAGACAACACCAAGTCCAGATAGATTAGATGCTTTGGTTTGGGGATTATCTGAACTCAGTAAGTCAAGTGGACAGGTGAATTGGAGAATAAGCTAATGGCAGAAAAGAAAAACTTTTTACAACGTTTGTTCAACTTTGGAAATAACGAAACAAAACAATCTGGAAATATGATGGGTTACTTTGGTGTAAAACCAATGAACCGACAGTACAAATATCAAGATGTAGCAAAAGAAGGTTACATGGAAAATGCAATCGTTTACAGATGTGTAAATGAAATTGCGAAAGGGGCCTCTGCTGTACCTTTCATGGTTAGAACTGGTGATACTGTTTTAGAAGATACACCATTACACAATCTTCTTAACCGTCCAAATCCACTACAATCATATTCAGAATTTTTCAATTCACTTTACAGTTACCTTTTGCTATCTGGTAATTCTTACATTTTGAAAGTTGGACCAGAGAACCAACCACCACAAGAATTACATTTATTGAGACCAGATAGAATTGTAATTAAAGGTGGTAACAAATATATTCCAGAGAGATACGATTACATGATAAATGGTCGTGTAGAAGAATCATATCCAGTGGACCAAGAGAATGGTTCAAGCGAAATCAAACACATAAAACTTTGGAATCCTCTGGACGATTATTACGGTTGCTCACCTATCGGTGCGGCCGCAGTTGAGATTGACCAACATAACCTTGCAAGTAAACACAATGTAAATCTTTTGAACAACGGAGCAAGACCAAGTGGGGCAGTTGTGTTCAAACCAAAAGATGACCAAGGATTTTCCGTAAACCTAACCGAATCACAAAGACAACAATTATTGACCGATTTGAACAATCGGTTTTCTGGAACCAGTAATGCAGGTCGTCCTCTACTTTTAGAAGGAGACTTTGACTGGAAAGAGATGGGGCTGAGCCCCAAAGACATGGATTTTATAAATTTAAAACATATGAGTGCGACAGATATCGCTTTATGTTTTGGAGTTCCGTCCCAGCTTGTTGGCGTACCAGACAGTCAAACTTACTCAAACGTTGCAGAAGCTCGTCTTGCCCTTTATGAAGAAACAATCATACCTCACCTAAGAAAAGTACAATCTGATTTGAATGAATGGCTTGTACCTATGTTTGGTGAAGATTTGAAGTTTGAATATAACGTTGATGAAATACCAGCAATCACTGAAAGAAGAAGAATGGTTTATGAAAACGTGACCAATGCTGTAAGAGAAGGAATCATAACAAGAAATGAAGCGAGAGAAAGACTTGGGTTATCACCACTTGATGGTGGAGATGAATTATATATCTCAGCAAATCTATTCCCTCTGGGTGGTGAATCCTCACCAGAACCATTGAGCAATGAAGAAGATGGAAAAGATTATGAAGATTCTTTGGAAGAAGATACAGTTGAAATGGGCGAAGAAAAATCAGAACCAGTTGAGGTAAAAAAAACTAATTTTCCCAACAGAGGTGACGACAAAAAGATAACTCTCAGAAATAGCGAATATCCACAATTTGATTATACGTTTGCAAAAAATGTCAAAGAAGTTGGCGTAGGAAAACAAATCTGGAAAGCTGGTGGCAACATTCGTGGTAATGATGCTTTCATGTTGTGGGGACGTGCAAGACGTGGAGAAAGCACACCAGCAATAGAGAAATGGATAAAAGAAAGAGAAGCATGGGCTGCAAGACATTCTGTAGTTGATGGAAACCAATTTGTAAGTGGCGATAAAGAACCAAACCTTTCAAACGTTGCTGGAGTTGTGGCTCTAATGAAGTGGGGCGTTGTCAATCCAAAACTTGGTGTTCAGGGTATGAAAGATGTAATTCTTGAACTGACAAAGAAACTAGAGGGTAGAAAAGACCCAGATGATAAAGAATATGCTGATGAATATTGGAAACTCATGTTATCAGAAGAAGATATTGTTGATAATGCAAAAGAAGAAAAACAGGTTTCTCAAAAAGTAAAAAAAGCACTGCAAAAGAAAGTAGATGACCATAACGAAAAATATGGAGACAATCCAAAAAAACGTGCAACATTGAGAATGCTTGAAGCAGTATTCCGTAGAGGTGTTGGAGCTTACAATACGAACCCAGCTTCAGTACGTCCTAGAGTAACTGGACCAGACCAGTGGGCTTTTGCCAGAACGAATAGTTTTTTAGCGGCATTGAGGACAGGAAGATTTCAAGGTGGCAGACATGATACAGACTTATTCCCAAAGGGACATCCACTATCATCTAAATAAAAAAAGATATAGGCAAAGAAGATTCAATACAAACTTTGAGATTCGTACTCAGTTGCGTTTACGTAATAATTTAGAGAAAGCATTTTACAGAGAATTATTAGCAACATTCCGTAGAAACGGAAGAAAGGTTGCTGAAGAAGTTGGTATGGGTTTGGAGTTTAGTCAATTTAGCAATGCGAGAACTTTGGGTTTAGAACTAATAGAAACCTTAGACAAAAACCTCAGAAGAATTTTTGAAAACATAATCAAATACAACATTATGCTTTATGACCCAGATGCCAAAGATTTAGAATTTACAACCTTTGGAACAGCAATGACATTTGAAATACTTTACAGGGAATATTTTGCTGGTAGAACGTATATTTTTGAAACTCTTACACAAAATCAATCAAATGCAATATATCGTCTTGTAACACGTTTAAGAAGCCAGAACCTAGCTTTACCAGAGATTGCAAAACAAATAACAACAACTGTTAATAATTTTAGTCGTTTCCGAGCTGCCCGAATAGCCCGTACAGAAACTCATAGTGCCGCATCACACGCATCACATTTTTACAACAAAAGAATCAGTGAACAAATAGGTCAAACACTTTTCAAAAGATGGGTTGCAGTTGGTGACGAAAGAACAAGAACATCCCACGCAAACGCAAACGGACAGGTTGTTGGTATGGATGAAGATTTCGGAATAAACGGAACTTTGATGAAACATCCAGGCGACCCAAGAGGTGGAGCAAAGAATGTAGTGAACTGTAGGTGTGTCTTAGTTTACGTAGATGAAGATGATTTAGGTTTGATTAACTGAATAATCTTGTGCTAGGATACAAATTAAAATACTATATATAGTGATTTATGCCTATACCGAAACCAAGAACAAACGAGAGTAGGCAACAGTTCATGTCACGGTGTATGGGAGATAAAACAATGACAGATGAATACAATCCAAACCAACGTATGGCAGTCTGTTCTAGTCAGTACAAATCAAAAGAGGAAGAATCCTCAGAATCCAAACGAGAAATAAGAAAAGACGTTTTTACGACTGAAGAAGAAGCGTTGAAACGAGCAGAAGAAATCGGTTGTGTGGGTTCACACTCACTTGACGAAGATGGTAATAAAATCTATATGCCTTGTGAAACTCATACAGATTATGTGAGGCTAATGGGGGAAGATGTCAAAGAATCAGATTCTAAAGAATCAAATGAACCAGTAGAAATGTTTGATGATTTAGAACCAATGATTGTCAAAACAGAAATCAAAGCAATAGACAATGAAGATGAAGAAGAAGGTTCTTTTGAGGGTTATGCTTCTGTATTTGGAAAAGCTGATTTAGGAAATGATGTTGTCAAGTATGGAGCATTCAGAAAATCATTAAGAAGAAAAGGGGCAAAAGCTGTCAAACTTTTATATCAACATAAATCGGATATGCCTGTAGGTGTATTTGATTCAATCAAAGAGGACCAACACGGACTATACGTTAAGGGCAGAATGGCTCTCAAAACACAAGCAGGGCGTGACGCTTTTGAATTGATGAAGATGGGCGCACTTGACGGACTTAGTATTGGATTCAAACCGAATCCGAAAATGACACACTACGACAAACGCACAAAAAAACGTGTGCTTGAAGAAGTGGAACTTATGGAAATATCGCTTGTCACTTTTCCTATGAATCAAGATGCGAGGATTAGGCAAGTAAAAGGCGAAGATGTTTCAATAAGGGAATGGGAAAATGGATTGCGAGATGCTTTCGGTCTTTCACGTTCAGAATCAAAAATGGCGGCAAAAGCCGTACATGATGCTTTTACTCAACGAGAGGTTGAGGAAGATGCTGACTTGGTACAAGCTGTACAAAATTTAGGAAAAATTTTTAACTCTTGGAGAACTTAACTATCATGGAAAATGAAGTAAAGAGTGCAATTGAGGATATCGGCTACGCTTTTGAGGAATACAAAAAAGCTAATGACGAGAAACTTGATGCACTAGAAAAAGGTAAGAGTGTTGATGGTTTACTTAACGAAAAACTTGCGAAAATTGAAGCAAAGATGGACGCATTTGAGCCGATAAACCAAAAAATAACTCAAGCTGAAACGAATCAAGAGAACATCAAGGAGCAGATTTCTAACCTAGAAACGTTGATGAAACGTCCAAATTCTGGAATAGAAGGAAAACAAATTGATGAAACTCTTATGGCTTTTGACAACTACTGTAGGAAAGGTCTTGAAGGTCTTTCTGACGTAGAGAAAAAAGCATTAACTGTATCTAACGATTCAACAGGTGGCTACTTAGCTCCACCAGAATACGTTAGGGAATTACTAAAAACTGTTACCGAGATTTCACCTATAAGGTCAATCGCTAGAGTAAGACAGACAGGCCAAAGGTCAATCCAAATCCCAAAAAGAACTGGACAGTTCGCTGCTCAGTGGGTTGCTGAAAGTGGTACAAGGTCTGAAACAGAAGGTTACTTAGTTGGATTAGAAGAAATCCCAGCACACGAATATTACGCTATGGTGGATATTTCTGAGCAAGATTTGGAAGATTCAGTATTCAACCTAGAAGCAGAAATGCAATCAGAATTCAGTGAGCAATTTGCAAAAGCTGAAGGAAGTGCATTTGTTTCTGGTGATGCTGTTGGAAAACCAGAAGGATTTATGACAAATTCAAATGTGTCAGAAGTAAACAGTGGAGCATCAGCCGCACTAACTGGTGATGGTCTGATTTCTTTAGTACATAGTATTAAATCTGAATACAGCAGAAATGCATCTTTTGTTTTCAACAGAAGCACACTTGCTGAAATCAGAAAATTAAAAGATACAGCTGGACAATATGTGTTCCAAGCTGGAATGATGCTTACAAGTGGCGTTCCTAATTCAATATTAGGGTTCCCATATATCCAAGCAACTGATATGCCAAGTGTGGGAGCAAACAATTTCCCAATAGCATTTGGTGACTTCAATCGTGGATATATGATTGTAGATAGAATCGCAATGGCAGTATTGAGAGACCCATTCACACAAGCAACTTCAGGTAACATTAGATATGTTGCAAGAAGAAGGGTTGGTGGACAGGTTATTCAATCTGAAGCTATTGTAAAACAAAAAGTAGCAAGTTAAGGAAGGTGAATTAAATGAAAGATTTAAGTAATAACATAGTACCTGTCGTGAGCTTAGCTGCGGCTGTAAGAACTGCGGCTGCCAATGGAACTGGAGTGGACCTACAAGGTTACGAAAGTGCAACTGTATTGGTGGACGTTGGAGCAGAAGGAGATACACTTTCTAGTTCTGTACATTTTGAAGTTTCATTAGAGCATTCTGACGACAACTCATCTTTTAGTGATGTTGTTCAAGCAGATATTATTGATGGAACTATTTCTTCAGGTGGAATATTCTTGAAGTTAGATGGTACAGCTGGTGGTGACCCAGATTCTGCTGGTGGCATTTTCAGAGTCGGATATGTCGGTGGTAAGAGATACCTTAGAGTTGTATTAGCAAAAACTGGTACACACTCAAACGGTACACCTCTTGGCGCTATGGTTATCAAAGGCAATGCAAGACATTCTGAAGATAATGCTTTCACAGCCCATGCATCATAGTAGTGTATGATTCGGAGGGCTTCGGCCCTCCACTTTTAAGGAGAAACAACAATGCCATATCACATGGACAAAGATAAAAAGAAACCTAAGAAAAAAGGTGGTCATTTAGAGAGTGAAAAGAAACCAAAGAAAGGTGGACATTTACCAAACGAAAAACCAAAGAAACCTATGAAAATGGGTCATGGAGCAAAACCAAAAAAACCAATGAAAGGTTTTAAGGATTATTTAAGAGGCAAGTAACAATGGCAAGGAAATTCAAAATAATTGTTCCCAAAGCTGGAGCATCAAATGAATTTGGTACAGACACGAAACTGTACATTTACAACGAGAATGTTGAAGCTAAAGAATCTTGGCAAGAAGATTTGATGAACGTTTTTGTAAAGAACGGTTGGGCTATGGAAATCAAAGATGATGAATTATCTGAGGTTGAAGTTGCTGAACCTGTAAGGGCTAGAAACGAAAAAGGACAATTAGTTGGAGATGACCCAAGTACGCCAGATATAAATGAAGCGTGGGAAGGTGGCAAAGCTCCAGTGAAACGTGGGCGTCCAAAAAAATCAACGAAAAAGAAAAGTTAGTGTGTCGTGGGGACTTGGGACCCTCTCCTCTAAATAAAAATTTCATATCTCTAGTTCCCACACACTATTTCTTGCTGTAAACTAGAGAAAGCAGACGCAAAGTGGTAGATACCATAATTTATAAGGATAATTATGAGTGCTGGTTTTCATCATTTTGTTATAGAACAAGGAGCAACATTCTCCAAAGTTCTTACTCTTAAAGATAGTTCAGATGCTTTAGTAAATCTCACTGGATATGCCAGTGGAGAAATGGATTTACGTCAAGAAGTAGATTCTTCAACACAAATTACAACATTAACAACTGGAAACGGTGGAATAGCACTTGGTGGGAGTGCTGGTACAGTTACACTTACAATATCAGCTTCTGACACTGCAAATTTAAGCGTCCAAGACGGTGTTTATGATTTAGAGATAGTAGATGGTTCTAGCAACGTTTTCCGTATCTTAGAGGGCACATTTGAGGTCAGAGGAGAAGTTTCAAGATAATGGCTATTAGTTCTATATCTGTAACAAGTTCTTCAGCAATATCTGTTGTAACGGTTGGTACTCAAGGTTTATCTGGACCGAATACAATTCTTGGTAGAGGATTCGTGGATGCAACTGCTGGAACATCTGGTTCATTATTAATTTATGACCATGCAAATACTCAGTGGGAAGATAGTCAAAGCACAAGGTCTCAATCACTAACAGCAAAACTTTATAATCTACAATTTACATCTGGTGGGGCAACTGTTACTCAAATCTTTGATGAAGATGATATGTCCTCAAATAGTGCGACAGGATTAGTAACACAACAATCAATCAAAGCATATGTAGATTCTCAACTGACTGCTCAAGATTTAGATTTTCAAGGTGATTCTGGTGGAGCGTTATCCATTGATTTAGATTCAGAAACTTTAGATATTGCTGGTGGTACAGGAATTGATACAGTAGGTTCTTCCAACACACTAACCGTAAGCATTGATTCCACTGTTGCAACATTATCTGGAACACAAACACTTACAAACAAAACTCTTACTTCACCAAAAATAAATGACAGCAATGTCATAACAAGTACAGGGACAGAAATAAACATAATAGATGGTGATACTTCTGAATCAGCAGTAGTGATAGTTGATGCTGATAGATTTATTGTCAATGACAGTGGCACAATGAAACAACTTGCCGCTTCAAGAATATCAACCTATGTTTCTGGCACAACTGAAACTCTTACAAACAAAACAATTAATGCTGATAACAATACGCTTTCAAATATAGAGGTAGATAATTTCAAAGCATCAGCGATAGTTTTGGAATCAGAAGGAATCGGCTCAAATGATAACGATACTTCTCTCCCAACTTCAGCGGCTGTAAAAGATTATGTTGATACACAAATTACTGCTGAAGATTTAGACCTTACAACTGACAGTGGAACGATTGCGATTGACCTTGATAGCGAAACTTTAACAATTGCTGGTGGTGAAGGCATAGATACTTCAGGAACAGGAAACTCTGTAACGATTGCTGGTGAGGATGCTACTTCATCAAACAAAGGTATTGCAAGTTTTGATAGTACAGATTTCACTGTAAGTTCTGGGGCTGTCACTGTAAATGCAGAACGAATCCAAGATATTGTTGGAGCTATGGTCTCAAGCAATACCGAAAGTGGAATATCAGTATCTTACGAGGACTCTGATGGAACTTTAGATTTTGATGTTGCTGACCCAACAATTGCTCTTTCTGGTGACGTTGTTGGTAGTGCAACAATGACAAATCTTGGAAACGTTACAATCTCAACAACAATACAAGCTAATTCAGTTGCTTTAAGTACAGATACAACAGGAAACTACGTAGAAGCGATTTCTGGCACGTCTAACGAAATTGAAGTTTCTGGTAGTGGTTCTGAAGGAGCGACAGTAACAATTGGGCTTCCAGATGATGTGACGATTGGGAACAACCTAATTGTAACAGGTAACCTTACTGTATCTGGAACTACAACTACATTGAATACAGCAACACTTGATGTTGAAGATAAAAACATAACACTGAACAAAGGGGCTGGAGATACTTCTGGTTCGGCTGATGGGGCTGGAATAACAATCCAAGATGCGGTCAATTCTTCAACTGATGCAACCATTAACTGGAATGCTTCAAATGATAACTTCGTTTTCTCACACGAAATCGTTGCTCCAAGTTTGGATATATCTGGAAATGTTGATGTTGATGGAACATTAGAAACAGATGCTCTTACAATCAATGGAATTGCTTCCGTACCTTTTGAAAGTGCAGACCATTCAAAGCTGGATGGCATAGAAGCAAATGCGACAGCAGACCAAACCGATGAAGAAATACAAGATATAGTTGGGGCAATGTTCAGTAGCAATACTGAAACTGGTATTACAGCAACTTATCAAGATGCAGACGGAACAATAGATTTAGAACTAGATGCTTCAATGACTTCACTTACTTCATTAGTGAATGCAAGTTTAGAGGTTGGTCGTGATGCAGATAACAGAATAAAGTTTGGTACAGACAATCAAATTATATTCAGAGTTGATGGAGCAGATAACGTTATATTCAAAACAGGTGGGGAAATAGAAGCATCATCTTTAGACATTTCTGGAGATGTGGATATTGACGGAACGCTTGAAGCTGATGCTATTACAGTCAATGGGGTAACTTTAGCTGAAACGATTTCAGATACAGTCGGTGCAATGGTTTCTTCTAACACCGAAACAGGCATTACAGTTTCATATGATGACAGCGATAACACGCTTGATTTTGTAATTGGTACTTTGAATCAAGATACCACTGGAACTGCCGCACTTGCAACTGAAGTAACGATATCAGCAAACAACAGTACAGACGAAACAATATTCCCAGTTTTCGTAGATGGAGCTACTGGCTCTCAGGGGCTTGAAACTGATACAGGGTTTACATACAACCCATCAACTGGTTTGCTAAGCTCTGCTGGGGTTACAGCGTCTGGAACAATGACATTTGGTAGCTTATCAGATGGAACAATTACAGTAACAGCATTTGTTGATGAAGATAACATGGCTTCCAACTCAGCAACCTTGATACCAACTCAGCAATCTGTCAAAGCGTATGTTGATGCTGAAGTATCAAGTGCTGGTGGAATGTCTCAATTTATTATTGAAGATGATGACGGAACTGAAGTCACAATCAATAACAACAAAGAAATCAAGTTTATTGGTTCTGGAATTACAACAAACTTTACAGATACAAGCACTGGTTCAGATGGTGACCCATTTGATTTGACATTCTCAATAGATGCGGCCCAAACAGGAATCACCTCATTACTTGCTACAGATATCAAAATTGGTGAAGATGACGAAACAAAAATAGATTTTGAAACAGCAGACGAAATACATTTCTATGCGGCAAACGCTGAACAAGTTTTCGTTTCTGATGGTGTCTTTGGCCCACAAACAGATAGTGACGTTGATTTAGGTACAAGCTCAGTAAGATTCAAAGATGCTTATATAGATAGCATAACTGTCACTGGAGAAGTGGACGGAGCTTCACTAGATATTTCTGGTAATGCAGATATAGATGGAACACTAGAAGCAGATGCAATCACTGTAAACGGAACAGCACTTGACGAGTTCATACAGGACACAGTTGGGGCTATGGTTTCTTCCAATACAGAGACTGGGATTGCTGTTACGTATGAAGATTCTGATGGAACATTAGACTTCGTGGTTGCATCCTCACAAACAGCAATCTCCTCTCTCTTAAATGCTTCATTAGTAATCGGTAGAGATGCTGATAACGATATTGATTTTGGTACAGATAACAACATGATTTTTCGTGTCAATGCAGAGGACCAGATTGTACTAAAAGATGGAGTGCTAGAACCAGTAACTGATGACAATGTTGATTTGGGTAGTAGTAGTAAAAAGTTCAAAGATGCTTTCATTGATGGCACGATTGATTTAGATAATCTCAAAATTGCTGGAGCACAAGGAAGTGATGGTCAAGTAATTACTTCTACAGGAAGTGGCATTGCATGGGAAGATGCCGCTGGTGGTGGTGTTACAGGTATAGTTTCAAATGCTGATGCTACAGCACTAACACTCTCAAGTGATGAAAACTTAGAAATTGAATCTGGCAATATAAGATATAAAGAAGATAAATTTATATATTCCTTTAAAGGTGGCACAAGTGGACAAGTAAGGTCAGGAATTTTATTTGATGGCACAAATCAATCTGTAGATTTTTATACCGCACAAAATGAGAGAATGATGATTGATTCTTCAGGCAACGTACTTCTAAATCAAACAACTTCACTTATTGGTGCTAATACCTCAGATGGTTCTGATAATAAGTCAGTAATGATTAATGGTGGTGGTTCTGCTTCAGATTCAAGAGGTGCCTATGTGTGGGCAAAAGGAAATGAATTTTCTAGTGAAGGCGGTTTTCTAAGACTTCATGCGGGTAATGTAAGTAATGCTGCTATAGCTATGAATACTTCAGGTACAGAACGTATGAGAATTGATAGTTCAGGAAGGCTATGTGTAGGTATAACAAGTTCAGCAGGCGGTGTCGCTACTTTCTTTGGTACTGGTACAGGTGCAGAAGCAAAAGTACAGATAGAAGGTGAAGGTGGTGCAGACCCATTTA